GTGGTTCTGTCGTGCTGGTGTCATTGAGTGCCTTTTGATTCGGGTTGCCTCAACATCGGATTCATCACATGTGACGGATATGGTGCCGAACTCCATCCTTTTGTTCGTATAACCACCATATGAAACAACATAGTTGTATTTGTCAGTTTTCATTGTCTTGGGTGCCATGAGGTAGAAACTGGCGTCCTTGCCAGATGCATCTACATGGAATGATATTACGGCATCCCTTTCAACTATTTGTCCGTCTGTGAATTGACAATCATTTAACTTGAGATCCTTATGGCCTGGTCTCCAAGTGTTTGTGATTAGTAGGTTTTTGAACTCGCACCCTTTGTAATTGCCAACCCCCCAATTGTCCCCTGTGGAATTTGAATAGGCTATAAGCCCTATCCAATATCCATCTTCGTTGCCGCCGATATGATCGACGGACTGCAGACCTTCGCATGATATGTTGACACTGTATGAGCCTTCTGGCATTGGAAACATGAATGCCGCCTGGGCGGAGACATTGTTGTTCGAGTTCCAAAAGGCATCAATAACCTTGGTCTCACTTTTCTCATTTTCAATATATTGCATATATTGCCCACCAAGCTTGCTGACAGAAATGCTGTCGGTGTTCTCTCGAGTTGAAATTGTGCCAATTGGGGTTCCAATATACTCGAAGAATCTCTTGGGGGCTGGAGCTGGTGTTGGGTCTGGTTTAGGTTCTGGGGCTGGGGTTGGTGCTGGGGTAGGTTGTGGTGCGGGTTTGGGTTCCGGTGTTGAGGAGTCTACCTATTTGGCAGTCATTAAATTCACACTCATGGTGATGATGAATTGTCCAGCGGTATCGGTAGTCGTACCATTCGCTTTGTACAAGAGCCAAAATTGGTCTAGCGTGGATTCCTGGAATTCCTTCCCATTAATTGCCTCTGACTTGAAGATCTTTGAGGCGGTCCTACTGATGGTGAAGGAATTAATGTAGCTAGCCAAGGCTGATTGTTTGCACGCGGTGTCGAGTTCAACAAAGATAGCGCCGGCCGTAGTGGCGGACGCGTGTGACTTAAACTCAACACGGATACTTGTGATCTTGTAACGGTGGTAGGACTTAAGTATTCCGTCTGAAAGCGCTGGGCATTGCGATAGACTGGGACCGAATTTGATTGTCCCGGAAGAGTTGGCTTTAAGGTTGTCGACTGAGAATACGAATACCTCAGACCCGCCTGTTGGTCTAAGTACAGAACTTGGCCTTCTTCTTCCTGTGCGTCGACCAGTTCGTCGTCTGGGTCCTGCTCGATTGGGTTGGACCACAACCATTGTCCGAACTGCTCTACGGCGCCGCCGTTGGGTTCTGTTGCCATTTGCGTTTCGGTTATTTCTACGGCCTATAGAATTCATTAACTACTTCTCTAGTAGTATCGGAGGTTTTAGTATAAACAAGGTACGCTACAGCTAATGTACAGGGGATAGCAAAGATAAATCCTAGTCCGAACCCTGCTAGTAACTGGTACTCTATTGTGTCTTTGGGGGCGTTTTCTCTGGGATAGAGAGGAGTGCTGATTGCATATGTGGAGTAGTCACCTTCACTCTCTGGAGTTGGGCACTGACCGTGAGATTGTCGTAGTACCTCTCGACAATTTGTTGTATCCTCGGGTCAACTCCGTGTGATTCCCAGTAGCTCATTCTGGTTCCTAAGGTAATTGGCTCAGGTTTGTGGGCACGTCTACCCATGAGCCTTTCCTCTGTACCGTAGGAAATGACGTTTTTGATGTACGCCTCTGACACTTTCTTGTACCCGCTGCTTCTATACAAACATTTGTAGAAACTTTCAAGCACGGGTACCCCAGCATTTAGCACAAGCCCACACTGAGCCACGGCCGACATGTAGGATTTAACATCCTCTGGGCCAAGCATGCTCAACAAAGTGTGGCTGTCTTTGGATATACAGTCTGGTCGCCTAACCATCCGGTATTTGCCATTCACGCAGACGGGCTTTGATTGGCAGAACTCAAGCTCTTCAAGCTTGTAAACAGGTGCTTCGGTGACCATGTTGAATCCGTATCTGAGGAAGTGCTGGTGCATGCCAGCGAATTTTTCCTCATCGATACGTTCACAAATAATAACACAATCATCACCGTTGTTGCAAAGTTCTGCCTTAACACCTAGTTCTTTGAAATATGCGTGCACCATGCCGCACATTATAAGCTTGTTGCCCATACTAGTGTTAATGTCGCCAGACATCCTGTGTCCCCTGACTTTGAATCTAAGCATCTTGTCCTCAACGAACATCTTGACATTATTTACAAGCTGATGTTCGAGTGATAGTGAGAGGTCTGGACAATTGAAGATTCCATTGTATATGCTATGTTCCCACTTAAGAGCCGATTCTGACACGTGCTGGTCAAAACGGCTGGCATCAACGCCTATCGCTACAGGGTCAGAGAATTTGCCCCATTTGCGGGCAATAATTCTACCTTGTGTAAATGAATCGTAGCCAGATAGGACAGTGGGGGATCCGAACACGCCATCAATAGCGTGCATGATCTTCTTTTCATTAAACTTGAGTCGGGTTCCAAGGATGATGTTGTATCTCTTACTGCGTGGGCAAATCAACCGAGGGGCAATGGGTTTGGTCATCCAGTGCTTTTCTTTCTTCAGAAAAGCTTGCACATATGAGTCTTTGACGTTGTAGGGTACAGTTTTGAGCGACTCAATGGCTTTGAAGTACATTGACCTTTTTGCGGCACTATAGCTGAGTGCGAGCTGCTGTGGGCTATAGATTTTACAGAATCCACTTCTCTTGACAACATCCTCGGAGAAATATTGCATTGTCTCCT